GTGCGATACGTTGAAGGCCATGCAATAGCGTAATAATCATCGCCAGTATAAGCCGGGATATTGCGCTCTTTCATCGTGTCTACGATCAACTTAACATGTTCTTTTCCAAGAGCAATGTTGTTGTTCACAGCACACGCGCCGTTGGTGGTAAGCGTCAAAGCGGTAGTACTCGTTCCTGAGGTCGGAACAACACGGAGTTTAGCCGCGTCGAACTGAGCAGAAGCGAGATTATCAAACGCTTTTTTCGCATCGTTTTTAAGCACCTTACGAACAACTTCACGAACAGGCTGTTCACTCATATCATCCAACTTACCAGTGTAAGGGACAGAGTTACCCGCTTCCGTGATAGTCATCGTACCCTGAGAGATCGTGAAGGAAGTCTCAGGAATAGTGCTAGTCTCCGTCAGGGTAGTACCCTGCGTTGCTACGTCACTAAACACGTTCCAGTGGAAGGTATCGCCGCGATGCAAACCCTGATGGGCGGCATCTTTAATGTCACAGAACTGACGGAACTTGACAATCGGCTGTACCGCCATTCTCAGTTCACGACTGAGGTTAAGCGCATACATATAACCACCGGAGGTGTTGACAGACCATACTTGTCCTGCCATTTTTTTTCTCCTTAGTTATTGATTACATTTGCCCTCTGGCCTGACGCATTTCTTCGATGACTTGTTCTGGGGTTTTAGGCCCACTATCATCTTCAGAAGGTTTGGCAGACTTTCGGGCTGACTTAGGTTGTGGAACAATTTTCTTTTTCCTTTCTGCCCTTTCATTTGGTAAGGGTTGATTGGAAATATTAGAATTTGCCCAATGTCTCGCATATTCAGCCGCCGCATAAATAACTTGTCCCGGTGTCCAAGAAGGATTCTCCTTCATAAGGGTAACCGTTTTATTATCTGCGATAGCACGGAGATCAGGATTCTGAGAAATCTCAGGGTATTCCTGATCGAACCAACCAACTGCATGTTTAACTTCTCTTTCATATTGAAGTTGCTGTGCTTTGGCTTGCTCGGCTTGTCTACGAGCAAAGGCCTGACCAACGGCCTTATTTACAGCCTCGTCTATGTTTGGGGTAGCGTTATTGCGCCCCGTCAAGGTCTGTAACAACTCTGCGGCTTTAGCCGCATCATCTTCATACAACGCTTGATGATACTCTTCTACAGTTTTATTGTAGTCAAAATCATCTTCTTCTGGCTCGTCCTGAATGGATGGAGCAGATTCTTTCTGTTGAAGGCTCTCAGCATACTGCCTTAGTTGAGCCTCCTGTTGAGCAAGTACCCTTTCTTTGTGGGCGGCTTGCTGAAATCTTTGTTGAGAAGCAATATCTTTCTGGTGAGAAGACTTTAGCCCATCAAACGGAACAACAACATCTTGACCGTTTACTTTAACTTGAGTTACCCATTGCCCTTCATGTTTCCATACAGGCAGGGATTCTTCAAGTTCTTCGGTTAACTCCTCTTCATCGTACTGAAGACCTTCTGTACCCTCAACTAATTCGTTGATTACATCAGACTCCCTATCTTGAACTATACGCTCAAGCATCTCTTCGCGGGAACCCTGTACTTTACGATCTACATGTTCTTCTTGTGCTTCTTCTTGTGTATCTTCTACTACTTCTTCTACTACTTCTTCCGCATCCTTTTGGGTAGCGTCCATTTTAACCTCCAAGGTTATTCTTCTTTATACCTTGCTAGTTTACTTGCAGTTTCTCCATCAGCAATAATCGCATCCAACCATTTAAGTACTGTTAGTGGGGTAGCGAGGGCTAAAGTTATTTTACGATAATGTTTAAGTTCTTCTTCAGAAGAACCAGACCACTCCTGAAATGACATTTGTTGTAAGTCTACAATGCCTTTTCTATACTCTGACAACGCTCTTTCAAGAATAGCCTTGCCTGTTGGAGTTCTAATAAACTCTTGGGTCTTTTGCCCAATTTGAGTTCTTTCAATAAGTACGTCTACGTTAGGTAGACTTGGATCATAATATTCTGACATTTATCCCTGTGCATATGGCACTTTGTTGTATTTATCTCTTGCCATTGTTCCTGCTTTAGAAACATTGTCCTTATCTACTGGCTCTGATTGCTGAGAAATAATCTGATTAATAAGAGCATCACGCTGTAGCATCAATTCAGCCCTGCGAGTATCCGCATCCTGTTGTTTTATGATTGCCTCATTTTGTTTAATAGCCAAAGAGCCTGCGTCTTTTTCCATTGACATCTGTTCTTTTGCTATATCCGTTTGCGCTTTAATTTGAGCGGCTCGTAGTGAAGCCTGCTGTTTTAGTTGCTCAATCTGCAATCGACCCTGCATTTTAACTTGATCTGTTTCAAGGATAGACTGAAGTTCCTCAATCTGTCCTTGCAGTTCCTGAATTTCTGGATCAGGTTGATCTTCAGCCTGAGTAAGGAACCTAGCACCATCTTTGTAGCCAAGTTGACCAAATATCTCTTTTGCCACTTCATCAATATTAATTCTGGTTTCCATTCCGGGTAACTGGAATACACTAGAAAGACCATAAACAAGGTTTTGTACGCGCTGTATTGGATCAGTAGCGTTCATTCCCACGTTTACTTTCAAAATAACATCGTGCTTTAACAACTCGTCTACTAGTTCATCTTTGCCTTCATAGTTTTCTTGACCAGTTAAAGACATTACTACTTCATCAGTTTCATAGTATTGCTCTAGTCTTAGAAGTTGTTTTAAGCAAGGCTCTACCCAAGATTCTGCCAATGTTCTAAGAACAAACTCAGTGATAATGTTATTGTTACCTTGCAACAAAGACATACCACCAACTGTTTCGTTCATGGTTCCTGAACTTTGAATTGTGGAAGTAGAGAAGTTCCCTTGCAGTTCATCAAAGTCATAGTTGATGCGATCCTGTTCTTGGTATGCAGAGCCAGTAACATCTCTTGTCTCTATTACCCTAACATCCTGATCTGGATCGTCCATCTCAACCGCGCCGCCGGGAACAGACCTAAACAACGCATCTAAATCAATATTTCTGTCTCTACGTATATGGTAACGCTTGTTCATTGCCAACTTAATGTTGTCAAATCGTTGATTCCATATATCGTTAGAAGCCGCTTGCAGTTCCTGAGTAAGTTCTACAGTTCCCGCAGGATATAACCTGTGCGCTTCTATATTCAGTTTACCCATTACATAAGGGCGCTCATTCTCTTTAAGCCAAGGATAAATTTCAGACAGCAATTTTGGCTTGGTAAGCATATAATCTGTTCCGGCGGTAAAGAAGCAATAATCTTCTCCGTCTTTTTTGATTATATTTTTATGTACCCATACTATCTTGAATTCATCTACAGTTTCAAAATCATCCTCTAATGGGTCAGACCTTCCTTCCTCTCTAGTAAGTCTAGTACTATCGTCATCTTCTTTTGCGGCAGATAGTATCTGTCCCATAGTTAGTTTTTTCCACTCTCCCTTGTCCATTTTTTCTAACACATCTTGGACAAACATTGGTATCAAGTGAATCACATAAGGAGAAGACTCAACTGGGTTATACCAATCGGAGGCGGGGTCTATCCTAAAATTTTCTGGCTCTATGATTTCTATTACAGGCTTATCTTTTAATGTTATTGTAACCTCTTCTCTTACAGGGTTACCTTCCATGTCTACTACTTCAGCGCCTGTCTCGTCTACTGAAGAGTAAGTTTCTTGTTTTTCTTCAAAGTCCCAATACTGGTGAGATACTACAGTCCCATAAACTGCCGCATCTTGCATTGCAGTAACCATCGTAGAGAACCAAGGAATAGTATTAGTAAGTCTATACTGCATCATGGATTTTGCTACAGTAGCCGCGCCAATAGCCATTGGATCATTAGGATTAGTAGGGGAAACATCTACAATATCTTCATTAGAGAAGAAAGCAGTAGCCATAGCCGCTTCTAGTTTTCTAACAGTTGATCTTGTTTTCGGCCTAAAAAGAGTAGACCTTTTTTCGTAAGATGAAGAAAGATACTTTGATCCTGAAGGATGCTTGCTATTAAAGTTGGATATATTTTTTTCCCACTGATCCCTAAGATTAGCATCCATGTATTCTGTTGAAGATTCATAGGCCTCTCTTGAAAGATTAAGCCAATCTTTTTCTTCAATAGAACCAGAAGTTGCTACAGAATCTTTTCCTTCCAAAGAAGGTTGTGGATTAATAAGCGACATTAACTAAAGTCTCCGTTTAACTGATTTCTATCATCCATAACTAAATCGCTGTAACGATCCTGATTAAACTCTCCTCGTTTTTGATTGTATCTTTCAAGAATCTCGCCGCCTGCTCTCATAACAGTTTTATAGTCATTATCTATTTTGTCGGCGTGAATGACAAATCCCCAGTTTCCAGACAATCTCATAGACTTTACAGTAACTACTCCATCCATAACATGGACACCCCAAAGCCAACCGGGATATTTTTGATCCAAAACTTCAGCAACATTTTTTGCAAGCATCTGATCTTTTAGTTCGTATAGTTGAGACTTTTCGATGTCCATTACTTTTTCCTTGGCTTGTAAAAAGTTCTTTTTCCGTCATTAAATATATACGTAGCAACTGGCCTTGTATATATAGTAGGGTCTTTGCTTTCAACTAAAGCAATCCACGGAATCTTTTTTTCTCTTTTTATATTATCCATACTGTTGGTTTCCATGTTGGGTCTTTTCTTACTACCACTAAATCATGGCCTGTAATAGTGAATATCCCTGTCTCTGGGTCATATGAATGGGTTTGCCCAACTGTTGGAGCCATACCGTAACTGCTCCAAGTTCCAGAAACTGCCGACCAAGTTGCAGAAATATCTGACCATTTTGAAATGTCAAATGTAAGAGTGCCTTGCGGTACGGTTGTAAATACTCCTTTAGCAAATATAGGAGTCTGTCCATTAATTGTTAAAGTTCCTGCTCCAATACTTGGCGCAAAACTAAACTTAAAGTCTGGGGAATGTCCTCCTAAACTAATAGTAACTTCTTGTGGGTAAAATAAATAGTTGCCTACTTCAGAAGGAGCGTACCCATTTAGTGCTAAAGTATTTGCAGAAGGATAAAGTAAATGATCATCCCATTTGTAAGTAGCCGCGCTCCAATTGTCCGTATTGGATGACCATGAATCCCACGGATTAGGCATTACAAGTACCTAAATTTTACTGCGTCAATAGGCAATGCTTTCTGATGGCCTGTCATCATTAAGGCGCAGTCGGGTATTCCACCGCGCTCACATCGTCAGCGGTTCTCAGCCCTGCCGGGAGATCGCGGAGGGCTTGTCGGTAATCACGCCATGCGGTGTCATCTTCTGTAGTTAGCGCAACATCCGCTACTTGCGTCCAATCACTAGCGGCAAGCAGTTGGTTTCTGCGGGAGCGAAGATCAGCCATTGCACGATCAAACGCACCCGCGTTCCATGCCGCTTCTTCCGCTTCGCGTTGTGATATTTCTTCAGCGGTAAGTTCTACGCGCTGACCGTTTACTATTTTGTGCATTAACTTACTCCGTAAAGATATATGTTGCCGTCATCTATGTTTGTTTCTTGAAAAGTAAATTTGACAGCATCAACCGCTGAACTTGACACATTGATGTATCCCGCTCCAAAAATATTTCTTGAATAATCAGAGTGGGAGTAATTGTTACTGGTAAATTGAAAATGCTTCACTTTACTTGTTGACGACGGCGAATAAAGATGAAGGCATCCAGATACACATTGATCGTTATCGCTTCCTGTTGCGCTAGACAACGCTACAGAATTTGTTGATTGCGCCAAATCGCCTCCACCCCAATAAGCCAAAGAACCACCCGATCCTGATTCAGTATGTTCCGCTACAAATGCCGTTGTTGTTTTGGTAAGTCCGTAAGATGATCCACCGTCTGTACTAAAGTTACATAAAAAATCTTTGCCGTCTGCACCGGGGTGACAGGAAACAAACCAAAACTGATACTCGTCATACGTTGAGTCGATCCCGCTTGTGAACTCCACGCTTGACGAACTGGATGCCGTGGCTGATGAGATAAGAGTTAGTTTTCCGCTCATGTTGCCACCAGTCCGTATTGTTTTATGACCGCATCCAGATTTCCGCTACTTGCCTTAAAGGAAATTTCTGAAAGGTTCGTGGTCGTGTTTATGTATCCTCCGACATGAGCATCGACGGTGTAATTTCCGGGATCGTAGTGATTTAATCTTGAGTAAAAATGCTTCACAAATGTAGTGGAGGCA